TGGCCAATCGCGGAACGATCGAAACGACACTGCAAAGTTTAGCAACTTAAAAAATGGCAATCACACTCATACAAGAGACCGGGGCAGGAATTGCCGACGCCAACACATACCAGACATTGGCGGGCGCAAACGCATACCATGAGGCCAGCGTGACCGCCGCGCAATGGCAGGCCAAGACCGAGCCGGAACGCAATGCCGCATTGGTGCAAGCCACGCGGATTCTGGATACGCAATTCCGCTTCATCGGTCTACGCACGCACCCGACGCAGCCGCTTTGCTTCCCGCGCACCGGGCTTGTCCTCGATGGATTGCTTGTTGAGCCGCAGACCATGCCGAAAATCCTGCTTGACGCACAAGCCGAGATTGCGCTTGCGTTGCTCAATGCTGGCGCGTTCCAAGTCGCCAGCCCGAGCGCAGGCGGGGCCGATGTCATTAAGGCCGTGTCGGTCGGGAAAGGTGCCGTCGAAGTCGAATATCAAGCGCCGGAGCCTGGCACGCAATCCGGAAACCGTGACAAGACGGTCGTATCGCCATACGTTAGATCCATGCTGGAACCACTCGGGCAATGGACTCACGGCAGCAACTCACGCCCCGTTTACAGAGGATAACTGTATGTCATTGCAAGCCACCATCCAAGCCGCCGCATTGCTGGCCTTCCGGGCCGCGGGCGACATCGTGGCCGCACGCCGTGTGCGTCACACGCCCACGCAATCCTACAATGCCAGCACGGACGCCATGACTGTCACGTGGGGATTTAATGCCGACGTGGATGTCGTGGGGTATGATGAAGAATCATCGGATACAGAAGGCCAAGACAATCCGGATCTTCGATTGCGCACGTTTTGTTTTCTCGCTTCCGCTTTGCCAGTGCCGATTACCGCAACCGTCGAGGTGGATGACCAAGGCATCACATGGAAATCTTACAAGATCGAACGCGACCCAGCGGGCGCAACAGTATTGATATACTGCCGAGCATGAACGCAACTACGACAACATTCCAAGCAGACTTGAATGCTTTTGCGGAAAAGCTGGAATTGAATATCGGTGTTGTGGTTGAGAAAATCGGGAATGACTTGCTGGCCAAGATCGTAAAGCGCACGCCAGTCGATACTGGAAGAATGCGATCAAGCTGGGCTGTTTCTCTGTCAGAGCCATCCGGATACATGCCAGACAAAGAAGGACCATTCTTTGATGCTCAATTTCCGACCACAATCGGGCCAATCACTGGAAAAACAACGCTTTGGATCGTTTCAAACCTCGTTTACGCTGAGCCGCTGGAAAATGGCCACAGCAAGCAATCTCCGCAAGGCATGGTGAAAATATCGGTGGCGGAAGTGGCCGCGGAAATAACCACAATTATGGGACAAATCGAATGAGCCAATACGAAAAAATCAGAGCTGCCGTTGTGGCACATTTCCGCACGAATTGGCCGGCCGCTGCCAGCTCGGCGGGATGCCAGATCGCATTGGCATCGATCCAGATGGACAATCACAAATTCACCCAGCCAGTGGGCACGCCGTGGGGGCGATTGAGCTTCGCATGGGGTGACAGGGCATCCGTTGCCGTAGGAGGCGCAAATTTGCGCACGACCGGATTCCTTTATTTACAAGTGTTTTTGCCATTGGAGACCGGAACGCAAGAGGGATATCAAGCCTGCGATGCGCTTGCTGGTGTCTTTGATCTACGGAGCATTGCCGTCACAGGCACCGCCAATTACTGTGTATTCGAGACAGCCCGGCAAGACAACGTAGGCGACCGTGATGGCTATCGGCAGATCAACGCATCCATCCCGTTTCGAGTTGACGAAATCAATTGACCGGAAAGAAAAATCAGCGTAACACGTAACAGCCAAGCCAATCCAAACCAATCACGACTATGAGCGCCGACAGCAATCGTTCCATTCTAGCCATCCAAGAAGAAACCGAGTGGGGCGTTTTGCCAAGCCCGGTTGATCTACGTAAGATGCGTATCACATCGGAGTCACTGACTCACGAAAAGATGACCACGGTGTCGCAAGAAATCCGCGATGACCGCCAGATCCAAGACCTCGTGGAAGTCGGGCAGCAAGCATCCGGTGTGGTGAATTTCGAGCTTTCGTATGCTTCATGGATACCGATGATTGTTGCGGCATTGATGTCAGAACCCGTGGAGATTGACATTGCCGACACGTTCTCGCTAACGCACACCACGCAGGTCGTGGCAGGCAGCGCGGGCGACTTCGATGACGTGGTGCCAGGCATGTTGATCAAAATTGCCGGGGCGGCAACCACGGCCAACAATGGCATTAAGGTCGTGTCGGCGGTGGCGAATGATGGCAGCACCATCACGCTTGAGGCCGGGAGCCTAACCGCCACAGAGGCCAGCCCGTCCTTAACCATTGTTGGCAATCATGCACGCAACGGCACGGTGCAAAAAAGCTACCTCATCGAGCGCCGAATCATCCGAGACGACGGCGAGGACTATTTCCAGTATTTCACCGGGATGACACCCGACAAGCTTGACCTCACGATTGCATCACGGTCTATCGTGACTGGCAGCCTGTCGTTCATCGGGGCCACAGGGCGCAGCGAACGCGGCACCACCCTTAATGACGCCGGGGCGGATTACTCGCCTGCCCTTACTGGCGAGGTCCTGAACGCCACCAACAATGTTGCACAATTCGCATACGATGGCACCGTGCTGGATGAGTTCTTGAAGCAACTCACCATCAGCGTACAGAACGGATTACGCGGAAAAGACGCCATCGGGCGGGTTGGTAATTTCGCCATCGGAAGCGGCACCTGCAACGTGACGGGCACGCTCAATGCCTATTTCCGAAGCAACTTCCTTGCCGAGAAATTCCGCAACCATCAGGCGCTTTCGGTGCGGTTGCGGATGCAGGATGCGGCCGGCAATGTGATCGGGATTTTCCTGCCACGCGTCAAGCTCACCACGGGCTTCCCTGCCATCGGTGGCCAGAACCAAGACATGATGGTTGACGCCGGATACCAGGCCATGCGGGATCCGACAACTGGGATCACAATTGCATTTGATTTTATTCCTGCTTGATGGATAATACTTTGCGCGTCACACGGGTTCTTGCGCCTTGGTCGGTTCTCCCCGTGTGATGCGCGTTCAGCAACCTAAAGATCCGACCAATATACCACCATGGACATTGCCCAGCTTGCCACCAATAGCGACAAAGACGAAAACGGAATCTGGATAGCCTTCGATGATGCCGAGTTCAAGATCGCATCCAGCCACAGCCGCCGATATCGCCACGCGCTCGCCGCGCAGGTGCGTAAAATCCCGCAGCACGCACGGCAATCTATCGCCAAGATAGACGAAGCGACCGCCATCGCGATGGCCAAAGGTGTTTTGTTGGATTTCCGTGGCGTCAAGGATAGTGGCGTCGAGCTACCGAATACGGAAGAAAATCGAATCAAGCTCTTGAGCATCCCGCAAATCCGCGAATGGGTGGCGGAGCAATCGCAGACATTGGCGAACTTCCAAGCCGAGGCCGCCTCCGCCGACATGGATGACATGAAAAGCGAGCCTCCTTTGGAGGCTTAAATACGGCGAGCACGAACAGTATTTTCTTGATATACAGGAGGCCACCGGGGAAGCGCCGGGGCCGCTTCAACAAAGGCCAGAGACGCCAGATCACCTATGGCAAATCCTCGATGACTTCTGGCTTCTTGCGCCGTCGAGACCATTAGGGATGGGGGCAGCCGGGGCAATCCCTACTGGCGAGATCCTGAGTTTTGCCGTGATGGCAAATTATCCCGACCCGGTGCATTTTTTGCGTGTCATTAGGGAATTGGATGCTGTATATTTGCAGCACATAACCAAACCGCGTAAATAACCATGGATATTGCACGCTTAGGGGTCGTGATTGACCCGACACCAGCCGAACAAGGCGCAACCCGCGTAAAGCAGGCCGTGCGGTCTATGGGGGATGCTGCGGTTCAGGAAACCAAAAAGACAGAGGCGAGCACCAAGCAGGCCACCGAGAGCGTGAAAAAGCTAGGGGACGAAACCCAGCAAGCCGGGACGAAAGCACAAGGGGGATTCCGCAAGATGGCCGATGCGGCACGCGCATCCGCGCAGGATTCCCGCAGTGGCATCTATGCTATACTTGAGGCATTCGGATTGCTTGACGGCCGTCTCGGGCAAATGGTGCGCAGGATTGAAGCCATATGGCAATCATTTGGCGCGGCAAGATCCGCAACCGGGCCAGTCAGAGAAGCCACCGAGGCCACGACGGCGCTCGGGGCCAGTATGGGCGGGGCAGGCCGGGCCGCCGGCATGATGGCAGGTGGGCTGAATCCAGTGACAGCCGCCGTGATTGCCGTAACGGTCGCATTGGTAGCCGCCACCGCTGGCGTGATTGCATTCTGGAAGGCATTTCAAGCCGGCTTGCCGGATGCGGCAAAGTACGAGCAGTACCAATCCCGTATAGCATTCTCGATGGGAAGCTGGGAGAAAGGCATGGAAAAATTCCGTCAAGGAAAGAAATTCGCCGCCGACACGCCATTTACGGATGACGAAGTTTTTCAATCGGTGACGACTCTGGAAACGATGACCAAAGGGGCGCTTACGACTCGTGAGGCATTGGATGCCATTGGGGGCTCAGCAGCGCAAGCCGGGCAAGGATTCAACGTGATGTCTGAACAAGTTGGGATTGTATTCAATGGCCTGAAATACGGCGGAGATGTGATCGAGCAACTTAAAACCATGATGAGCCGTGGCGTTATTGGTGGCGAAACATTGCAGCAAATTCGCAAGCTCGGCGAGGAAGCGGAAGCCTCCGGCGATAAGACGGCCAACGCGGCCAAGCAGTGGGAATTGGTATTCAACGATCTCAAGAAAAACGCTGGCGCTTTGGATATTTTGAGCAAGACATGGACGGGACTTACAAGCACGCTTGAGGGTAACTGGACCAGCGTGAAGGCGGCATTTTCGGAGCCAATCATGCTGGCATTGAAGCCAGTGTTGGTAGAGTTGATCAAACTCATGGGCGACCTTGAGGGCGTAGCCAGATCGGCAGGGAATAGCGTGGCCAATACCTTTAAGGCTGTCTTTGTTATC